CAGATAGTTCTGGGGACTACCTTCTCCCTGTCCATTAAGACGGCAAGTAACAATAGGCAACCCACCAGTTTTAGCTGCCCTCTTTGTGACCTGATCGATCCATGCTTTTGGCTGGAACGCCGATCTAGCTTTAACTTCCATGTCGAACGGGACATGTGTTATATCTTTTCCAGCCCCTCTACCGATATCCGCATGTGGCCACCACTCCGATAGGTAACGGGCGACAACACGCTCGGTAAAGAATCCCCGGTATTTACGGCTTTGTGAGGCCATTGACCGCGTGGCACTTAGAACATGACCAGCTCTTATTAGCCAGATTTACCTTGATATCTTTGTAAGGTATTGCGTCATTACATAAGCAGCATCGAGTCGTGAATGTAAATTCCTCAAGGATTGCTATGACTTCTTTCGATCGATGAATCTCATCCTCGGTTGGGAATGACTCCCATTCGCCATCTTGATTTAAGAATTGTAAACGTCCCATTATTTAATCTCCTTAAATCGTTTCTCGAATTCGCATCTTCCGCAGACGAAGTGAGCTGCGCCTTCTGGCGTCATCCATTCGTTTACATGTGTGAATGAGTCGCAGTAGTCACAATTATCAACTCCTGCGAACCCTTGAAATGTATAATCTTCTACTGGGTTGATAAATAGCGTCATGCTCTCACCTTCTGTCGTTGCCATGCGCCTGTTTCTTTGTTGATCTCGTACCAGATCACGTCATTCGGTGACGGGCATCGAGTAAGTTCACCAGTTACTGCATAAGGACACTTAAAGTGACCCCATGGCTTACCAGCCTTAGTCGTTCCCGTCTTCCAGATCATGTCGCCATGTTGGCACCGGGGGATGTCCTTCTCTGTCTGGCCGCCAATGATTTCTTTCACCATCGATACGGCTTCCCCCATTGTGGGCGGCATAGTCGCCTCTTTGATAGTCCATGGATCGTCCTCCTTTACGACTGGAATGTAAGTACCTGATGTTTCGGCCATCTTTGCCTTTACTTCATCAATGACTGCTTTTGCTTCTGTCATCTTTGCAACCTTTGACATTTCTTCGCGACTCGGTCTCTTTCCCTTTGTCGCATAGCCAGCCGAAGCGAGACAACGCCCAATCGCGCTCGTTTCACAATTTTCGAGAGCAGAAGTAGCATTGACTCCACGCCCCGATATCGTTTCTTCCGCGAGCCCAGAAGACCAAGGGTGTTGATCAGCTTCAGTTCTGTATATGTAAGCCTGTACGATAAAACGTGTAGCACTTGCCTCAACCAACTTTGTATCAATTCGGCCATCTGGATAATCCTTCCAAAACTTGATGAGTCGCTCTTCTACTGTCTCGTAATCTTCGAGATTAAACATATTGCTCGTCCTTTTCTGTGATGAGTTCGCAAGCTAGTGCAAGGTAAGCACACGCGTCGATATAGGAGTCAACGTGATCTGCTGTCTCTTGTAATCTGGCAAGTTTAACTTCGACCATCGCCAGACATGCTTGATGGTCTGAGATTGGAGTTTCGAGCATTTGCTGCAGTCGTAGTGCGATTCGAGTCTGATTGATACGAGGATGACCATATATTCGTCCTCGGTCTCCAATGATGTCAGTAGCTGATAATAGGACTTCACTTGCTTTCACACTCGCACCCTTTCTTTTGTCTCGTAGTAATCTCGGACTGCCTTCCGGCCTTTAAGATATCCCACGCGAATGCCGACGATACGGCCTAGATGAAAATATAGTGCGGATAAGACAATCATGACAACCATGTCGCCTAATGATGGATCGAACATTTTGGAGCCTTTCTATCAACGCCCTTCGTTGATGGCTCAACTGTCTCACGCCCTAAGGGGGAATTTTAGAAATTTAAGATAACGAAACGGTAACGATTCTGAGGCGTCGATGTGATCATCGATGTCCCGATCAAGCTCGTTATCTAGGTCGTCCATAGCGCTTGCCTGAGACTACGAATGTGCCGTCCTTCTCAATGTAGATCAGATCAACTTGGACGTTCTTGCCATCGACGTACATGATGGCGAACGCCTGTTGCCAGTTAGCCGATCCCTTGGTATATGAGGCCTTGCTAAAGTCCATGAGGTTTCCAACCTCTACGCCATGCAGAACACGGCCTATACGGCCTCCAGAGGCCTCTGAGAAGGACGATCTGCCTGCTCTGTGAGTATGTCCTGAGATGACGCTCTTGCCGTGCCTACGGGCTGCTTCGAGGGCTGATAAGCCCCCTTGTGACTTCATAGGGGTATGGTCGCCATGGACTGCTATCCAGCCCGGGGCGATGTTGTAAGGCTTCTTATGAAAGGTGATCCCGAGTTCATCAAACTGCATAAATTTCTCAAATCTAAGTTCCGGCAATGAAAGGAACGATGGGATCTTACGCATGATCTGGTTATACAGGCGATCAGTATGATTGCTGCGCAGGACTTGGGTTACTTGTAGGTCGTAAAGTACCTGAACAGCTTCATCGCGATCATTTCCAAGAGTCTGCTCATAGGCTTCTGGCGTTCCTTCTGACCACTTGCTAATTGTGTTGAAATCAATCTCGTCACCTATTGTAACTACTTCGTGCGGCTTAAACTTGCTAATGAAACTGGCTAGATTCTTGACTGCGTGTCTATCGTGAAACGGAACCTGCAGGTCGCTCACTATGACTATTCGCTTCATTTAATCCTCGTCGTCGTCCTCATAGGGTAGGCGATCCACGCGGTCGGGGATCGATGGCAGTATCCAGTCAGGGTAAGCATCTCGATCAGAGATAATCGCTAGGCATAAATCAACTGCAAAACCTGCTCGCCTTAGTGCGCGGTACATCTCATGCAAGCTGATCGCCCATGCGTCTAACTGTGAATAAGTATCGAGATCGATGACTTTCTTCTTTGCCATGGACTTAGTGTGACTTACCCAATAATTCGATAATAGTATCGACACGCGCTTCTAGTCGATTTACTTGATCCTTAATCGATAAGCCGCCGTTAGGCTTAAGTTCGTTCAGGTAATGCTTAACCAAGAATTGTAGATAACCAGCAACTCCGCCAAGGACTGTAACTATTCCTACGGCGATTGCCGCAATATCTACCGCGTCCATTACTTCTTCTCGACCGTATCGACTGCAGCTTCAATGGCATCCACGACGATATCGGCAACGGCCTTCTTAGCACGATAAGACTTGATCGCTGCGCGGATCACAGGGATCGCTATAAGTCCAAGAGTTGCATAGATAATTGCTTCCATTATTTACCACCTATCATCGGGATATTGAACCAAGTAGAGTCTTCATCGCCCTTGACAGTAAAGCTGACATGCGCATGGTGATTATGCTTATTGATCCCATCATAAGGACGCCAAGCCCAAGCCTTTTTAGATGATGCGATCTTTCCGTCAAAGATGATGTAAGAGATTCTCTTATCGCCAGACTTTGCAAGGAGTCGAACCTGATCGACCAAGTCAGGCATGACATCGGGCTTCCTGCCTTTGCCTGCAAGGTCGCGGTCAATGTCGATGGCACGAACCCATCCCTGTGCATCTGGATTATGATCAGACTTGCGCGCAGCGTGTCTTGTATCGCCGATCCAGCCGTCCGAAGTTCGATCACGACCGGGGAATGCATCATCAATCTGCTCTCTTAATTGGATTGCAGACTTTGAGAGTCTAGGCTTCATCCGAGCAGAAGTTTTGCTTCGTCTTCGGTAAGTCCAAGTTTATTCAAGACAGCCTCTCGCGCTTGCATCTTTGCATCGGCTGCAATCTGTTCGGCTTCGATCTTGGCTTGAACTGTGACTAATTGTGAAATGGCTTCAGCGCTTAAAGGAAGTTCTGTGGTTTCGCCAGTTTCAACGTTATAGGTTTTTTCAATTAACATAATTACGCTCCATAAACATAGACGGTACCAGCATCGAATGAGCCAGCAGTACAGGTAATGCTTACTGATGAAATTGTTGAAGCCCCGCTATAATAGCCGCCGCCACTATATCCGCGGTCGGTGCCATTACCGTTAAAAATTGCTGGTTTTAATGCTGTTGAATTGCAATTATAGAGATGTACATAACCACTTACAGTTCCAGCCGTAGAAGCCGTTAAACCAATCGGGAAAAAGGTATCAGTTAGGCCAAACTTTTGAGCCGACGCTGCAAAACCTAAAATTCCAGCCTGAAGGTAGTTAGATCCCGTATCAGTATTAAATTGGATAGCGGTTAGGGATGAACTTGCAGTATCTGTTGAGGCGCCAATTATTGAGATGAACAGCCATTGCTTACCACTAATTCCTGAGACAGTCGTGGTCGACCCTGATAGCGACGTGCCACCAGCATTTAATAGGGTAAGTGTTGGAGTGTATCCAGCCCCTGCGCCAATAGCGACCCATGCTGACCCTGAATAATACTCAGTTGAGTTAGTGTCTTTGAGATAGGAGATCATGCCTTCTTGAGGTGAGGCGATGGCAGAAGTACGAGCTGCGGCGCTGGCAAAGACCATGACCACCTGAGAGGCTAGATAGCCGTTAGCGTCTGCGGCGGTTAGTACATCACCCGTCGAGAACTCTTTATATCCTAGACCTGCTGCCATTGTTTTCTCCTAGTATCCCAATATGGATTGTCCGATTATACCGTAAGTCGATGAGCCTATGATGAAATTTTCGACTATCGGCTCAAGTGTTGTTACTGTGCATTTCATGCTATTTGGGGTGATATCCCATGCTAAACCCTGCACCTGCAAAGTCTTAACGATTGTCGAGCCATCTGGCTGAATGTTAGTAATCTTGACATTATCAAAGTAATCCAGACCGATCATTGTGTCAGTAGGTACTGCTGGATCAAGTAGATCGACAGTCATGGCATCGATGCGGATAGTTGTCTCAGCTCTAGTTGCCACATAAATTTTGGCAATGTCTAAGACTTGAGCATCTGTCTGAGGAATCATATCCGTAACTGTTGTGCCATGAGGAAAATACTTAGCCGATGAATCAACATTGACGGCGGTCTGTGTTGTGCCACCGATACGAGTCATGTTCGCCTGGTTAATGATGAGCTTGTCATCAAAGGCATATTTAAGGTCTGAGTATGGAATGCCACCAGTCTGATTAAACTCAATAGGTGCAGGCACTAGAGAATTGACGACATCTGCGCGATCCTTAAACTCTGCCTGACCATCTGGACGCATGAAGAATGCACCCTGTTCGGCGAACTCAGCGGCCTTAATTGCAGCTAGTGATGATCGAGCCGTGCCGGGATCTGCCTGAACTGTGGTCGATCCTGTGTCCACGATTCTCATAGTGGAAGGGAATGCAACCTGATCTAGAATTTTTGTGACGCGTGTGCCAGTCGTCTGGCCTGCGGTTGCACCAGAGACAGTAGAGACGTTAGCCATCTGAAATAGGCGGAACGCATCCGAACAGACAATATCGACATAGCCGATTTCTTGCCCTGTCGGATAGTAATACTTGTAAGTATCTACATAGCCTGAGAATAGGAACTCCTGAGCCGTAGCAGTAGTGGCTGCTACGCGAATCTTGCGAAGTGGAGTCAGATAGCCAAAATAGGGACTTGACGTATTCTGAGGGTTAAAATATGAATTAGGGTCTAGGACTCGAACTGTGCAGTTGCCAGCCTCATAAGTATCTCGCATGATGTTACGGCCACGGCTGATCTTGATAGATCGAGTGACTGAACTGAGATCGACGACTGGCTCTGGAACTGCACTAGCTGCGAACTGGGATGTTCCTATAACGCCGTTTATAGCGTCGCCAATAATAAAGCCGTTAAAGCCGAATGTAGCGCCCTGGCTAAAGTCGAACGATACCGAGATAGTGGCAGGAAGACTCATAGTGCAATAGCGCCCTTAGCGCCGAAGCGGTTGGTCGATGCGAATGTGCCAGATAGTGAATCGTTTACCTGCTTCTGAGTAATTGCTCCAGTTACTACATCGCCATCGAGGTAAACCTCAACATTGACTGCCGCTTGGTTAGCGCTTTGGAATGAATTGACTGCTGCCATCAATTCCATCTGAGCATCCGAGAAGGTCGATGATGGAGCCACCGGGGCAGTTTGTAACTGTGCTACGGATACGCCCAAAGATGAAGCCGTGTAATTGAGTAGTTCAGTAGGTAGCGTCCAGTTGCGATAAGGGTTTGGAGCCTCTGGGGTCGTTATCAATAATTGACGAAGATGATTCTGGCGCTCAGTTGCAGCTTGTAATTGATCCGATAACTGAGTGGCGAGGGTTGCATTGCCTTCGAGAACGGATTTCTGCAATAGCAAAGATAGGCGATCAGTCTCGCTGATCTGTCCCTTAAGAGCTGCCTCGATGCTGATCGCTTCTAGGTTAAGAGTCTTAGATGCTTTATTGAGAGCATTTTGCTTCTTCTGTGTATCTAAGTTTTTCTTCTGTACTGATAGCAATTCCTTAGCGCGCTTCATGGCGTCAGATTCGACCTTCTTGCGCTGCGCTTCTTGCTTCTGCAAGGTGCTTATTCCAAGGACATTGGTACTTGTCAAAGGTTGAGCGTTACGGGCAGGATCAAAAATAGCGGCTACGCGTGGATCGTTACGGCCTGTAGAAGATGGCAGCAATTTGATGACCTGAATGAAGCGAGAGACTGATCCAATTGCATTAGAAATGCTTTGTGCAACCGAGTCGATCTTATTGACGAAATCTGTAACATCCTTAGATTCTGTCAAAGTAATCATGGCATCGATCAAGCCTTTGCCGATAGTCTCGCTGGCCTCCCCTGCTGCGACAGTAAGCAAGGACATCTGACCTGCATAAGTCTGTAGTTGAGCTGAATTGGCTCCACCAAATAATGTGTTTAGTCGAGCCTGAACATCCACATAACTAGATGTAGTCAATTCAGCCTGGGTAAGGCCTAAGTTGTATTTTCTAAGACCGCGAGTATTGCCTGTATAGGCTCGACCAATATCTTGTGCAACGGTAGAAACATCGATGCCAGTAGCGGCTGCTACATCTAGAGCCTGATTGAGAATCTTTTGAGACTCAGTAACTGAGCCAGTAATCTGCAATAGTGCCTGCATCGATGGACGAAGCTGAGAATCTGTTACGCCAGATAAGCGAGATAACTTCTGGATATAGTCTTCGATGGCTGGAGCCTCGAAGGCTAGCCCTAGATTCTTGACTGCCATTGCAAGGCGAGTAGCCTCGCGCTGATCCTCAATGAATGCGCTTGCTGCGTTCTTAGTAAACTTTAGAAGTTGCTGGGCTCCAAATACTGCTGCAAGGCTTTTGCCTAACTTTTTAACGTTGTTATCGAGTGCGCTGACACTTTTGCTCGTGTCGCTAAATGCCTTTTTTCCTTTATTCTCGACGACAATCGGAATCCGTAACTCAGCCATTGTTATTGCCTTTCGCGTTAAACTTAGCGGCGGCCTTTTCCAGGGCTCGGATCACTCCGACCTTAGCCTTGCCTTGATCTTGATCGTAAG